CATCGCATACTGCGCTAGAGTATCAAACCCGTCTAACCAGTTAAACACTGGGTCTTCAGACAAACTAATCAAGTATCTAATCAAACACCAACATTGGTCGCCACTCGAAATGGTGTCTGCGTGTTTGGAGATTGAAACCACCCGCGACATTGCTCGCCAGATCCTACGCCACCGTAGTTTCTCCTTCCAAGAATTCTCGCAACGATATGCAGATCCTACCAAGGATCTATCGTTCGTTACTCGTGAGGCTCGTCTTCAAGACACAAAGAATCGTCAAAACTCGATTGAGACTGATAATCTTGCACTACAAGCATTTTGGAAAGCATGGCAACAACGCGTTATCGATGAAAGTAAAGCTGCATACGAATGGGCAATTGCCAATGGTATTGCTAAAGAACAAGCTCGGGCCGTTCTACCCGAAGGTTTGACTACATCACGTATGTATGTCAATGGAACCCTTAGATCATGGATTCACTTCATCCAAGTACGATCAGATGTTGCAACTCAAAAGGAACACCGTTTGATCGCAATTGAATGTGCTAAGATTATCGCTGAGATCTTTCCCTTGATGAATGAAATATATAGTAACCAAGCAGCATAATAAGGAAAATAATGAATGATGTAATTCATGGAATCACAGTAGACTACTCGCGTGATAGTCTATTTGATGAACTCGGTAAGATTAGACTCCAAGAATCTTACATGAAAGATGGTGAAGTCTCACCGCAAGAAAGGTTCGCATATGTATCATCAATGTTTGGAAGCAATCCAGAACACGCACAACGATTATATGAATACTCCAGTCTTCATTGGTTGTCTTACGCTACTCCCATTCTTTCTTTTGGTCGCAGTAAGCGTGGTCTCCCTATATCATGTTTTCTTAACTATATCGAAGATACTGCTGAGGGTCTAGTTGATAATCTATCAGAAACTAATTGGCTCAGTATGCTCGGCGGCGGTGTGGGTATTGGTTTTGGTATTCGCTCTGCCGATGATAAGTCTACTGGCATTATGCCACACCTTAAAATGTACGATGCTTCTTCTTTGGCGTATCGTCAAGGTCGTACTCGTCGTGGCTCTTATGCCGCTTATCTTGATATTTCTCATCCCGATATTATTCCTTTCCTAGAGATGCGAAAGCCAACCGGCGATCAAAATCTTCGCACATTGAATATGCACCACGGCGTGAACATTCCAGACGCGTTCATGGACATCATTGAAAAGTGTATGCTAGACCCAGAAGCAGATGATTCTTGGGATCTAGTAGATCCAGCGAGCCATGAAGTTCGTGAGACCGTTTCTGCTAAGCACCTATGGCAACAACTGCTTGAACTCCGCATGATGACTGGTGAGCCTTACCTTCACTTCATTGATGAATCGAATCGTAAGCTTCCACAATGGCTCAAGGACAAAGGTTTAAAGGTACACCAGTCTAACCTGTGCTCAGAGATCATTCTACCAACTAACAAAGACCGCACCGCGGTGTGCTGTCTATCGTCATTGAACTTGGAGTATCACGATGATTGGAAAGATCACCCAACCTTTCTTCGGGACGTTGCTGAGATGCTTGATAACGTTCTACAGTATTTCATTGATAATGCTCCTAATAGCATACAAAGAGCACGATATTCTGCTACTCTGGAACGCTCTATTGGTATTGGTGCCCTCGGCTTTCATGCACTACTTCAAAAGAACAACATTGCATGGGAAAGCGTAGTAGCAAAATCACTGAACATTCGTATGTTCAAATCAATTCGGAATAAATTAAATGAAGCGAACCAAAGTCTGGGATCTGAACGAGGTGAAGCGCCTGATGCTAAAGGTACTGGTAATCGTTTTAGTCATCTTATGGCTATCGCTCCCAATGCTTCTTCTTCCATTCTTATGGGCAACACTAGTCCTTCTGTTGAACCTTATCGTGCCAATGCTTATCGCCAGGATACTCTATCGGGTTCTCACCTAAATAAGAACCGATTCCTTGATGCTCTACTGCGCACCAAGCTTAAAGACAGCGAGATGCAAGAAGTATGGTCTAGCATTATGGCGAATGATGGTTCAGTTCAACACCTAGCAATATTGACTGAGCAAGAGAAAGAAGTCTTTAAGACGGCGATGGAGATCGATCAACGCTGGGTCATCGAGCACGCAGCTGATCGTCAGGAGTTCATTGATCAAGCACAGTCTATCAATGTATTCTTTAGACCAGATAGCCATATTAAATATATTCACAGTGTTCACTTCCTTGCTTGGAAAAAGAAGCTTAAGACATTGTACTACTGCCGTTCTGAAAAGATTAGTAAGGCAGACAAGGTGTCTAAGAAGGTTGAACGTGAGATCATTAAAGAAATCGACATGCGATCAATTGCTGAAGGCAATGACTGTATCGCATGTGAAGGGTGAATATGTGGAAGCTATGGGCGAAAGCTATGGGCGAAAAAGCATGTAGCGATGATAGAGAAGCAGACATTGTAGCGTATATTAGAACAGCTATTGTGTTCATATACTTAGTGGCTAACTTCTTTCTCATCGCAGGCGTAATTAAACATTGGTAAGGAATATATGAAAGAAGTGCTAAAATTTAGTGCATCATGGTGTGGACCATGTAAAACATTATCTAACGTTATTAAAAGCTCTGGAGATCTTGGTGTTACTATCACTGAGGTCGACATCGATGAGCAATTGGATCTTGCTACTAAGTATAGCATCAGATCAGTTCCAACAATGGTTATGTTGGAAAGTGGACATGAAATTAAACGTATGACCGGCGTTATGACATCACAACAATTGAAAGACTTCGTAGAATATGAAACTATTTAAATTATTTGCAGTTTTATCACTCTCAGTGTGCTCTATTGCATTCGCTGCAGATAAAGTAGAATCAAAGTTATATGACTGGAAAGTCGAAAAAGTACTTGATGGAGACACAGTTAAGTTTCAGGTGGGATTCCTTCCAACTGAGATCAAACCATTTCTATCAGTGCGCGTTAACGGAGTAGACACTCCGGAAAAGAAACCACGTAACAAATGCGATAAGGAAGATCTATTAGCTCAGAAAGCAAGTAAGTTTACTAAAGACGCAGTCGCTGGAGCAAAGTCCATTAAGGTAACCATTGATGGATGGGACAAGTACGGTGGACGAATTCTTGGCGATGTTATCCTTGACGGAAAGAGTCTTTCCGCTATGTTAATTCAAAGTGGTAACGCTCGTGAATATCATGGAGAAGCAAAGCAAAGTTGGTGTAACTAACTATCGGGGCTTCGGCCCTTTGTAATTTAAGTATAGACTTAAATAATAATTCTAAATTTTGCCAGAATTATTATTTAAGTCAATCTAACAAAGATTGGACTAATAATGATTAAACCAAAAGGCAAAAAAATGACGAGAACTCCAAACAATTTACTGTCTGAACGCAATTCGTTCAAACCGTTCAACTATCCCTGGGCGTATGATGCCTGGTTAAAGCATGAACAGTCGCATTGGCTTCACACTGAAGTTCCAATGGCGGAAGACGTAAAGGATTGGAAAAAGAAGTTGACTATTCCAGAGAAGCAATTCCTGACTCACATCTTTAGATTCTTTACACAAGGCGACATTGACGTTGCTGGTGGATATGTTAAGAACTATCTACCTTACTTCCCTCAACCTGAAGTGCGTATGATGCTGTTGGGATTCGCTGCTCGTGAAGCACTACACATTGCTGCGTATTCTCATCTTATTGAAACGTTGGGTCTTCCAGAAACAACATACAATGAGTTCCTTGAATACGCAGAGATGAAAGAGAAACACGACTATGTGTTAGACCTATCTGCTCAGAACACCACCAAGGAAAATACAGCTAAGCATATCGCGGTATTCTCTGCATTCACTGAAGGTATGCAACTGTTCTCCTCATTCATCATGCTGTTGAACTTCCCTCGTCATGGTAAGATGAAAGGCATGGGCCAAATCGTTACATGGTCTATCGTCGATGAAACGATGCACACTGAAGGAATGATCAAGTTATTCCGTGAATATATAAAGGAGAACTCGGAGATTTGGAACGACCAACTCAAGGGTGAACTATACACCATCGCTGAACGCATGGTGGAACTTGAAGATAAGTTCATTGATCTAGCCTTCGCGCTTGGCGGTATGCAGGATTTAAACGCTGCTGACGTCAAGGGCTATATTCGCTACATCACTGATCGTCGCTTGATTAGCCTCGGCTTAAAGGGTATCTTTAAGGTTAAGAAGAATCCATTGCCGTGGGTCGAAGAAATGATCAACGCGCCTATTCATGGAAACTTCTTTGAAAATCGAGTCACCGATTACGCTAAGGGCGCACTTGGTGGTACCTGGAATGACGTATGGGGAAAGGCCGCATAATGACAGCTAGCAGATTATTCGAGTGCTCACAGTGTGGTGCTTTTGGTAAAATTACATTAAAGAGTGAGGAACATGAAAAGTCCTCAATCGCTTGCTGCCCGGTCTGTGCAGCTGATATAACTGAGGATGAAAAATATGATGACGAAGAAGATTGACAAGATAATTATTTACTACAACGATGGAACATTCGAAGAAGTTAAAACTGGCGTTCATGATGTGGCGCCTAAACAAAATACGGGTCCTGCTATCACAATTGGCAAGCAAAATGTGAATACGTATCCACCTCAATATCCACCTCTTCAGTATCCACCAGGTGTTCGTGGGTGGGAACCTCCTTACACTGTAACTTGCGGCGATACTCTAGGGAATAAATATACCATTGCAACTAATAATAGTAATGGTAATGTGGACTTTTCAAGAAACAGTGGTAGAGAGTTTACCTGATGACTGCGTTGGTTTTGTTTATTTAATTACGAACAAAACCAACGATAGAAAGTACATTGGTAAGAAATTAGCGAAGTTCTCTAAGACCGCTTATAAAACAGTAGTCTTAAAAAACGGCACTAAAAAGAAAAAGAAGATCAAGTCAAAGATTGACTCTGATTGGATAACCTACTATGGTTCTAGCGTAGAACTTAGCAAGGATATAGCGTTACTCGGTGAGGACAGCTTCACACGGGAGATTCTATTCTATTGCAAGTCTAAGGCGGAATGTTCATACATCGAAGCTAGGGAGCAATTTTCCCGGCGAGTACTCGAGTCAACTGAGTACTATAATGGACAAATATCAGTGCGGGTCCACGGCTCGCATATCATAGGAAAAATATGACATATATGTTATTTTTGTCGGCCATAGCTCTCTCAAGCGTGGCCGCTTATTATTCAATCATGGGACTAGTCGCGATCTTCTCAGGCGCAGTGACGTCTATCGCGGTTATGGGAGGAGTTCTAGAAGTTTCTAAATTAGTTGTCACATCATGGCTCTATAGAAACTGGAAGGAGACGCCGAGGTTATTAAAGGCTTACTTTATTACGGCGATCGTCGTGCTCATGCTTATTACTAGCATGGGTATATTCGGATACCTATCTAAGGCTCACTTAGAACAAGGCATGTCATCAGGCAATGCATCTGCTGAAGTCGCATTACTTGATGAGAAAATCATTATACAAAAGGAAAATATAAATGCAGCTCGTAAAACACTTTCTCAACTGGATTCACAAGTTGACGCAACCCTCAGTCGGAGTACTGACACCGCCGGAGCCGTCAGTTCCAGTTCTATTAGAAGAGGTCAAGCCAAAGAGCGTACCCGCCTCATCGAAGAGATCGGCACCAGCCAAAAAGAAGTCGCCAGACTCAACGAAGAGCGAGCCCCCAAAGCGTCGGAACTTCGCAAAGTCGAAGCCGAAGTCGGTCCAATCAAATACATCGCAGCCTTAATCTACGATGACAGTCAGGACACCAACACACTAGAGAAGGCCGTAAGGGTCATCATTCTAATGTTGGTGTTCGTCTTCGATCCGCTCGCGGTGTTGATGTTTATTGCGGTTAATCAATCGATGAAACCAAAGACTTTAGAAACACCAGCTGTAGTGGTACGGGGTGGCGACATTCATCTATCATTTGATGATTCTGTCGATACGAGTGTTGATGTTGATGCTATGAAATATGATGAAAATACTCGAGTAGAACATAAAGTCTATTTGAACAACAATATTGTACAAGACCTTCGACCAGTGGTACAATAACCCTCTGGGTTGTAAGAAACAGTGTACATTAATTCATGGTTGGTTTATAATCAATCATGACATTCACTACCGCCGAAAAAACAAAGATACTAAGACTCAAGTCTGAATTGACTGCGCAGTTCTCAGTTAAGATGTCTGCTATATCAGACAATCTATTCCAAGCTCAAGTTCGTGAGAACTGCATCATCACTGGTGGAGCTATAGCATCTTGCTTCCATAGTGAGAAGATCAACGACATTGATCTATACGCCAAAGATCAAACATCATTGAACGCTCTTAAGTCATACATCCTTGAATCAATGAAGGCTGACATCAAGGAGATGAAGGCTTATGATCTTGATGGCCCAATACCTCCAGCTAAAACTCATATGATCACCAACAACGCGGTGACAATGAAAGGTGACCTACAGTTCATCTATCTTGGTACTGCTGATCAATGTAGACTAAAGTTTGACTTCATACATTGCATGCCTTGGTTTGACATCAAGACTCAAAAGCTCTACATCTCTAGGGATCAATATGACTCCATCGCGATGAAGAGGTTGATCCTCAACTCTGTGGGAGAACCTGCGAAGTTTAGACGAATCGACAAGTACACTAAGCGCGGTTGGGGGATTGACCGTGTTCTATATGATCAAGCACTAAAGGAAGTATAATGAGTGGACTAGGATTTATTGCTCGTGAAGCAGACACAATCTGTGAACTGTGTGGCGTAGAAGACGAATGCCGTCCTTATGGACCTAAGGGAGAGCAGATCTGCTTCGACTGTGGCATGAAAAATGAAGAGCTGACTACCCAACGTATTAAAGAATACATCTTTGGCGACCTTAAAAGCCCTGTACATTAATTCGTTTTAGTGATATAATTATCCCATACCAACAAATTCTATATTATGACTTACTTTATTCGCAGCGGTAACCAATTCGACGTATCTGCAGATGCAGCTCTAGACATTCGTGATGTATTGCCAGCAGGTAACTACATCGTCAAAGAACGCCCAATGGGTGGACCACTCTTCTTGGAGATGGTTGATAACTTCACTCCTCTAAAGAAGCTGTATGGCAACACTACTCGCCATGCAAGTCGTATCATCAACACGTACCGTGATCGTGGCTCAAGCACCGGTGTTCTGTTGAACGGTGAGAAGGGTTCAGGCAAAACTCTACTGGCTCGTCAACTATCCATTGAGTGTGCTGAGATTGGAATCCCCACTATCATCATTAACGCACCTTGGACCGGTGACAAGTTCAATAAGTTCATGCAGGACATCTCTCAAGAGTGCATGGTTCTATTCGACGAATTCGAGAAGGTCTATGATTCTGAAGAGCAGGAGGTTATCCTGACGCTGTTGGATGGAGTGTTCCCTTCACGTAAGTTGTTCGTCTTGACTTGCAATGATAAGTGGCGTATCGACTCTCACATGCGCAATCGTCCTGGTCGCATCTTCTACATGTTGGACTTCAAGGGATTGGAAGCAGACTTCATCGCTGAGTACTGTGAAGACAACCTAAAGAATAAGTCCTACATTGAGAAAGTTTGTCAAGTTGGTGCTATGTTCGCACAGTTCAACTTCGACATGCTAAAGGCACTGGTTGAGGAAATGAATCGCTACGATGAGACTCCACAAGAAGCATTGGCTATGTTGAATGCTAAGCCTGAGTTTGCCGGTGAAAGCAAGTTCAAGACTGAGATGCGAGTTAAGGGTAAGATAGTCGATAGAGATGATTATGAACCCGATCGTTGGAGTGGTAATCCACTTACTGCTAGCATTATTCACGCGAATTACGATACTGAACCTGATAACGATGATTCTAATCATAAGTATCTTCAATTCGCAACTGAAGATCTGGTTCACGTGATGCCAAAGGAAGGCCGGTTTGTCTACAAGCAGGGTGATGTAGAACTCACGTTGATTCGTGAGCAAGAGAAGACATTCCACTGGGATGCATTTTAATTTTTAATGGAGTAATTATGTTTTTGATTTTAATTGGTTTGTTCTTGGGCGTCGCTATCGGTGGTGCCGTGGTGTATTTGTTTAAGAATCCACCAGCTGGTATTCTAGCTGGTCTTGCTGTGATCTTAACGTTTGCAGCAATGTCTAGTTTTACGGTAATCAGTGCCGGTCATACTGGTGTTCAGGTTACACTTGGTGAGGTTAATCCTTTGCCACTGACTGAAGGTGTTCACTTTGTGAATCCCATGAGTCAAGTTAAAGATGTAGATGTTCGCTTGCAGAAGGCAGAACTTAAGGGTGCCAACGCTGGTACCAAGGATTTGCAGGTCGTTCATACCGACATCGTGGTTAACTTTCGTCTAGATCCTCTAAAGGTACCGCACATCTACAAAGAGTATGGTTTAAATGTCGATGAGAAAGTCCTTGGACCTGGCATCAACGAAGCGTTTAAGTCTGTCACTGCTCACTATACTAGTGAGGAACTGGTTACAAAGCGTGATCTAGTTAGTGCCGAGATTCTTACACACTTGGTTGCAAAGATGGCTCCATTCAATATCACTGTTAGTAACGTGAGTTTGGTTAACTTCGGATTCAGTCAAGCATATCAAGCGGCCATTGAATCGAAGGTGATCGCCACTCAACAGACTGCCAAAGCTGAACAAGACTTAGCTCGTATCAAGGTTGAGGCGGCAAGTCGTATCGCTCAAGCAGATGGTGAGGCAAAAGCCATTGCAATCCAAGCGGCAGCAATCCAGAGTAACGGTGGTGAGAATTACGTTAAACTCCAATGGATTGAGAAGTGGAACGGGGCTCTACCAACCACGATGCTTGGTGGAGACAGTAAGACTCTAATGAATATCGGTAAGTAAAAAAGGGCCTTCGGGCCCTTTACTTTTATTCGTCTATATGATATAATACATTATGAACTATATTACAAGCGATATCCACTTCGGGCATAAAAACATTATGTCCTTTTGTCCCGTTTCACGCGCCTTCGGTCAAGGTGACGTTGTCAGAATGGATGAAGAAATCATCCGTCGTTGGAACTCTGCAATCCAACCAGAAGACCATACCTACATCCTTGGCGACATCGCCTTCTGCAATGCTGAAAAGGCTGTACAACACCTTCGTAGGTTAAACGGCACCAAGACACTTATCGTTGGCAATCATGATGCTAAGCTCATAAAGAACGAAGAGTTCTGTGCTGAATTCATTGCTATCCATGACTATCTTACTGTGCAGGTGGATGGAACTAAGATAATCATGTTCCATTACCCTATTGCGGAATGGGATCAGATGCATCGAGGTGCAGTGCACTTCCATGGACACCTTCATGGTGGAGTGAGTGGCATGGAAGCATATCGTTGTCTTGACGTTGGTATGGATGGCTATAACTGCTATCCTTGGCATTTAAACACAGCAATCACTCAAGCGCTTAAAGGCCAGATCAAAGGTCATCATCAGAAAGGTGTCTAATATGCCAGTATGTTATCAATTAGTTGGAGTGCCCGGTGTAGGTAAGTCTACATGGGTTAAGAATCAAACTCGCTTGTTAGGACTTACTATTGTGTCTACTGATTATTGGGTTGAGCAATATGCTAAGAGCCAAGACATGACATATTCTGATGTGTTTGAGGTTACGATGCCTTATGCTATAGAACAGATGTTAGAACAAGTTAGATTAGCATCAAAGTATAATCACAGCATAGTCTGGGATCAGACTTCTACCACGATCGCAAGTCGTAAGAAGAAGTTCCACATGTTGCCTAACTATGAGCACGTTGCTGTGGTGTTTATCACGCCTAATCGTGACGAACTCGATGTGCGCTTGAGTGGACGTCCCGGTAAACACGTACCAAAGAATGTAGTAGACTCTATGATTGCAGGCTTTCAAATGCCTACACTCGAAGAGGGATTTGAAGAAATCGTGATTGTACATTAATTCGTAAATGTGTTAAAATTAACTTTTAAAGGTAACTATGCAAGGAGATAAACCAGTGGCAGCACTATTACGAGCTAAGGTCGAACCATCAGACAATGTTAGCATGAAGTTAACAGTCGGAATGAAATCGGGTTATATGATACTGTCTGAATTCGAGAATGAACTCGGCGCAATGACTGCAAAAGTCTATCCACGAGAATCTGCTGCTAAAGCATCTTCGAGTGGACAAGAAATTATCAAAGTAAATGTCATTAGGGATTTTACATGAACATCGACTACAACACATTTTATCGCCTCCGCGTAGACATCTTTAAAACCAACGAAGATCTCTTTCGTCTTGTATTAGAAAAAGTAGACATGGATGTAGCACCAAACACTAAGCCATTCACTGAATCTAAGCAGGAATATTTCTTTAACCAACAACAATTGAAGGACTTCGTTATATATGTTAATGAAGCAACCCATGATTACATCTAACTCGCCCATCGACTTCTCAAGTATCGCCACAGCATCCGGTGGTACTGATTCCTATACTAACACTCCTGAGTTTAAGGACTGGCTAGTTGGTCTTTTGTCTGATGGTAACCCCACTACTGTAACATTCACTAAGAAAGATGGTACATCCCGCGTAATGAGATGTACTCGTAATCCTGAACTGATCCCCGCCGAACAACATCCATCAGCTGAGTCTACTCGTAAAGCGTCAACCACAAGTGTTGTCGCCTTCGATCTAGATAAAAATGAATGGCGTTCATTTCTCCCTGAAAACATTACACACATTAATTATGAAATCTAATCTTGCCGCTATCGCTCTCATTGCTCTTATCATTGCTGTTATTGCATTTGGCCCTTGGGTTACAATCTGGGCGTTGAATACTCTGTTCCCATTGCTGGCAATTCAATTTAACTTTGCAACATGGTTTGCAGTTATCTGGCTTGGAGCATTCGTTAAAACAACCGTGAAGACTAAATAATGACTCAAATCTCTAGCCCCGCCGATCGCGTTAAGATCAAGAAGATGCTTGGAGAAATCTCCGACTCGTACACTCGTATGGCCGCTGAGCGCGACCTCATCAAGGAGACTATCAAGGAGATGGCTGATGAGTTTGACCTTCCAAAGCGTACGCTCAATAAGATGGCGAAGACGTATTACAAGCAGTCTTTCTTTAAGGACAGCGCAGACCATGAAGAGTTCGAAACACTTTATGAGACCATCGTAGAGCTGAAAAATCCTTAAAAATGTTGCGTATAGCCGTGTACATTAATTCGTCTATGGTATATAATAGATCATAATCTGGAGAAAAGTACATGGCTACTACAAAAGCAAAACCCGTTAAAGAAGTAAAAGTGGCACCTGTCGTGGTGCCAGCGCCTGTCGTGAAGGCAGCACCTAAAGAACCAAAGATGCTCCCAAGCGAGCGGCGTGCAATGAAGCGTCGTGAAGCTGCCGACAAAGCAACTCTAGTCTTTGGCACTGGCAAAGGTTCAGCAGAACCTACTATTCGTGCTCTATCATATCAAATCGATCTGATGCGTGCACTGAACTATTACAACTCGGCGTACGATAGCAAAGACAAACGTAAGTGGACGATGGCGTACGTTGGCAAAGCTAATGCCAATGATTACGATGCACTGTCTGACTATCACTTTGGTTCTGTAGGTACAATCATCCGTATGAAAACACGCGATGTTTACCTCGAAGAAAAAGAACTCAACTTTATCGAAACAAAGCTTGCAGAACTTCGTGAATTGTCGGCAGCTGGCGGTTTGGCTACATCTTCTCTTAAAGGTGGTCCTAAGGCTAAAGTCGATAAGCCAGTCGTATCGATTCAAGATCGTGTTGTTGAAAGTGCTTCAAAGCACATCGGTGAAATCGATGGTATGATTGATGAGTTCATTCTTAATGACACTGAACTTGATGTAGCATCATACCTGAAAAGCAATGATGTAAGTCCTGCAGTGAGTAAGCTTATTCCTGCTGCATTCGATCGAGTGATCCTTGAACTCAAGGAAGCAATCAAAGGCGAAGATAAGCAGTTGGTTGAAGGCTATTCACATCTTAAGAAGATGAAGCTTCGTAAGCTCTTGAAATCTTACGAAAGTATCGCCGATGCATGCAGCCAACAAGTTGTTAGTGCCAAAGCAGTTAAGAAGCCCACAGTTCGAGTTATCAAAGAAAAGCCAGCATCGGTTATTGCCAATAAAGTAAAGTTCATGCGTGAATCGACTGAACTTGGTTTGAAATCGGTTATGCCAGCGACAATCGTTGGTGCTTCTGAAGCATGGATTTACAACACTAAGTACAAGAAGATTCAGGTCTATCGTGCACTTGGTGATGGCAAACTCTCACTTAAAGGTACTACCATCATTAACTATGAAGTAGCATCCTCTGATTCTAAGACTGTGCGTAAACCTGAAACAGTTAAGCTCTTTGTTGCAATGGCTCGTAAGACTATCGCTGCAGAGTACAAAGCACTGACCACTAAGGTTGCTGCGGTTAATGGTCGTATCAATGAAGACTCTATCATCCTTAAGGTGTTCGCATGAAAAAGCTTGTTCTAATCTTGGCTATGGTTTCTACCTCGGCCTTTGCTCAACATAATCATGGTGGAGATCGTTGGATTGGTCCAGCAATCATTGGTGGTATCATTGGCTATAGCTTGCGACAGCCACAAGTGATTGTACAACCACAACCAGTGTACATTAATTCTACTCCAGTGTATAATCTACCACAGGTGCAGCACAACGCTACGCCTATCTACGAAAAACGCAGTCAATACGATTTTAATTGTAACTGCTACGTAGTAATCTATAACCAAATTGGATGGCAATAAATGATTCTCATTGATTATTCGGCAGTATGTGTTGCGGCAATTCTTGCCTTCTCTGCTGATCTTAAACGTGGCTCTGAGAATGAAAAGAAAGATCTCATTCGCCACGTAGCACTGTCTTCTATCCGTTCTTATAAAAAGAAGTACGGCAAGGAATTCGGTGAAATCGTTATCGCTTGTGATGGTCGCCATTACTGGCGCCGTGAAGTGTTTCAATATTACAAAGGCAATCGTAAGAAAGCCCGTGAAGCATCAGACATCGATTGGAAGTTGATCTTCGATACGCTGTCTGAGATTCGTAATGATCTAATCGCTCACTTTCCATATAAGGTTATCCTTATTGATCGTGCCGAAGGTGACGATGTCATTGCCGTGATCACTGAATCTACTCAAGAGTTTGGTCAGTTTGAACCAGTGATGATCGTATCTTCTGATAACGACTTCGTTCAGCTTCAAGAATACGACAACGTAAAGCAATTTAGTCCTATGACTAAGAAATTAATTGCAGTAAATAAGAAGCAACTTCATGAAAAGCTTATCACTCACGTAGTGAAAGCCGGTGATGATGGTATCCCCAACATCCTATCTGCCGATGACGTCTTTATGACTGGAACTCGTCAGACTTCTGTAAGTGCTAAGCGTCTCGCTGAATTCATTGAGATCGGTATCGATGCATGCCGCAATGATCTTGAGCGTGCACGCTGGCAGCGTAACTATACCATGACTAGTTTCAAGTGTATTCCTGAAGACATTAAGGAATCCATCCTCACTGCATACGCTGTCAAAGCTACCGGTGATAAGAACTCGATCATGAATTATTTGATTAAAAATAAGTGCCGACAACTGTTGGACACCATAGAGGACTTTTGATGTTTAAATTTATCCCCGAAATTCTTGATGAATGCAACAAAGACGTGACTCTCTTAGAGGGTTATAAGAACAATGCAGGATTGAAGTTCATCTTTGAACATGCATTCTTGCTTGACAAGAAGTTCATTCTGCCTGAAGGTGACCCACCGTTTAAACCAGATGGCGCTCCTCTTGGTATGACTCCATGTAATTTCACGCAAGAAACTAAGAAGCTCTATGTGTTCACAGCGGCACGCCAAGATCTTAAAGCTCTACGTCGTGAGACTCTATTCATTCAACTGCTTGAGAACATTCATCCTTCCGAGGCAAAAGTTCTTCTAGCGGTTAAAGACCAGAAGCTAAATAAGCTATATAAGAATATCACTGCAAAGGTTGCAGCGAAATATGGGTTTATTCCAGAACAGGTCAAAAATGAAAAGCACGATGGGGAATCAGCACCAAAAAAATCTTAAGGTCATTCTTTCGATGGAGCAAATGGAACTCGCCGGGTGGTTGGCTAATCTACCCGACGAAGAAATTGTCTACGTGGAGTGGCTTATTGAGGAAGTTGAAACAGCGTTAGACGCGATGGTTCTAGAGAACAGTGGACTGCTTGACGCAGCCGAAGTGATTGCCGAAATAAAGTCGCTCTAACGGTGTACATTAATTCGTCTATATGATACAATAGCTTTATGATATTACAAATCCTCAATGAATTAGCCGCTACTTCCTCTCGTCTTGAGAAGGAAGCGATCATCCGTCGTGAAAAGGACAACACACTTTTGAAGCGTGTTTACTTTCTTGCCTATGATCCATTCACTCAGTTTTACATTCGTAAGATTCCGGCATATAACCACGAACATTCAATTGGATCGTTAAGCGATGCTATGGGTATGTTATCAGATCTATCATCTCGTACTGTAACCGGAAACGCGGCTATCTTTCATCTTAAGACTATTCTTTCTGGTCTAGATGCAGATGACGCTCAAGTGATTGAACGTATCATCGGTAAAGATCTTAAGTGTGGTGCTTCTGATTCTACTGCTAATAAAATCTGGCCAGGACTTGTACATGATTATCCATGTATGCTTGCATCTGGTTATGACGAGAAGCTCGTAGCGAAGATCAAATGGCCTGCACTGGCACAGTTGAAGATGGACGGTATGCGCTTCAACGCTATCGTTAAGGATAGCAAGTGTGAGTTCCGTAGTCGTAACGGCAAGGAAATAAATCTCTTGGGTAACCTTGAGAAGGAATTCATCGCCCTCGCCGCAGGTAAGAACACTGTCTTTGACGGTGAACTAGTTGTGCTTAGCGAGGATGGAATGTCATATCTCGATCGTCAGACTGGTAACGGGATCCTAAATAAAGCAGTCAAGGGTACAATCACTCCTGAACTCGCCAATCAAGTAAGTGCAACATTGTGGGACATAATTCCGTATGAAGACTTTCAAAATAGCATTTCAAAGCATGCTTATAAAAATCGCTTTGCTCTTCTTGAGGAAATGCATTTGGATAGTGGCAAGATTAGGATCGTCTCTAACCAGATTGTCGCGAATCTTGAGGAAGCACGAACTCTCTTTGAACGTTACCTTGCTGAGGGTCAAGAAGGGATTATCCTAAAAGACTCAATGGGTCTATGGGAGAACAAACGCTCTCGTGGTCAGATCAAGTTCAAAGGTGAACTCGAATGTGACCTAAAGATCATTGGCATCCAAGAAGGAACTGGCAAGTACGTTGGTAAAGTTGGTGCTTACATTTGTGAATCGGAAGATGGTATCGTCAAGTGCGATGTAGGTTCTGGTTTCAAAGATGATCAACGTGTAATCGACATGAGTGTGATCGGTAAAGTTGTTGCTGTAAAGTACAACGCACGTATCAAAAACAAACAAGGTGAAGAGTCTCTCTTCTTGCCTATCTTCCTTGAGATTCGTGAAGATAAAACGAAAGCTGATTCGTCGGCTAAGATCAAATGAAAATAAAAGTCAAAGTGTTTAAAGATGGCGTTGAGTGTGGATGGTATAAGGACATTGTTCCTGGTGCCAACGCAGTCATAGACGCTTGCAAACATCATGGATTTGACATCACTAAGTATCATTTCGCCGAATACGACAATACTAAAAATATTGTTTGGCGTGGTGAAAAAAGTATGGTAGAATGCGTTTGAAATGTATATATAAGTAATACAACAAAAGAGTACAATGTCTTCATCTCTCATTTCCTATTGCGCTACGATACTTAATGGTCTAAATGATCAGAGTATTGCGCGCCCGTTTACATCAGAAGGATGGGGCGGCTAGGGCTTAGAGGTACAACATATATACACTCAAAAGCCCTAATGTAAAAGTTAGGGCTTTTTTGCTTTTACGGTGTACAATAAATCGTTGATGTGATACAATACATCTATCAGCTGGTTAATCTTAATCAGTACAGAATTCTTTAAC